CTCTCTTACCTCTCGTACTGTTTGACCTGAAGAACCACCCGTAGCCGGTCTTTCATTTGTAAATACTACAGAGTCTTTTGATTCTTGTACAATTGAAGATTCTAATAAAGTGTCTTGAATCGCAAAATTTATACTTGATACATTAGTAATTTCACCAGAGTTTACATTATCATTGATACCACCACCGTGAGAATATTTTATAGTCAAGGTTGTGTTTGATGGTGCAAGACCAAAAGCTTGAGTCTTCAAAAAATTACTTGGGTCAAATGCAGATGTTAACTTTGATGGACTACCTGGTAAATTCGAACCAACCGAATCAGGATTGGGTAGTATTTCTTCATCGGGATTATCTGATATTCCGGCACCAAATCTAATCAAGGTTTGGTCGTTCTCATTTATAAAAGTTGTAAATCTTCTTGATGTCTTTTTTAATTTTAAAATGTATGGTACAGTTTCCCTATCCTCGACTAGGTCAGGTGAATTCAATGTGTTGGATTCCATGTCTTCAAAAACCGTATCTCTGGCTAAAGAATCAACCTCAGACCATGTATTACCATCACTATCGGTACATGATATAATTTCAATAACATCAGGATTTGATAATTTAATTTGTTTGTATTTTTCAGAAGCTCCAAAAGTAAATGTATCAGTGCTTATTGTACCACTCTCAGCTTTAACTTTTTTCTTAAGCAAAAATTTAGTGGTCACACCACCGTCACTTTCTAAAATCTCTGTTTGTCTTGGGTCGAACGAACTAGAAAATTTGAAATTAACGTCTTCTAAAGTTCTAAAGTTAGTGCCGGTTGAACCAGCAACTATTTCTGAACCAGCTTCAATATTCAAAGCGTAACGAAAATCTGGTTTTCCATTTAGTGCTGGAACTGACTGAAATACATCTAAAACAACTGACGCTGGTGAAGTCGTTTTAGGTTTATAACCAAATGATTGAGCTATCGTATACACATTTCTTTTTTCCTCAGCGTAAGCCAATAAAGACTCCCTAAATTGTGCATCTATATAATATGATAAGACATCTCCAACATAAGCCGTCATTTCTATAAACATCATACCTGGTGAAGCTTCATTAAAGTCATTATAGGTGTTGGGAAAATATATTCTCGCAAACTCAATTAAATTATCTCTAAAGTCACTAAAGTCTTTATTGAGATAATTGACTGATTTTACCTTATTTTTTTTAACACTTGTGCGTGGCATTTATCACTCCTAATATGCTGTTGCGGTGTAAGTTGCGTCAACCGTAATCGATTCTAAAGTATTAGGGTTCAGCGTTGTTGAATATTTTACTTGTACTAAAATTTTATTTTCATCACCATCCTCAGTCAATGTGTTGACCTCTTGTATGACTATATACGGTAACCAGTTCGTGACTGCCCGTCTCACCTCTTCCTCTACCTTGCCTGGTAAATCATCATCTATTTGTTCGAAACACAAGTCTCTTAATCTACTTCCAAATTCGGGTTGACCAACCCTTTCACCAGGATAAGTTAAAAAAAGATTACGTAAATTATGTGCAGCTTGCTCTAGAGATGTTTGGGTTAATTTAAAATCACTAGTGTTGTCTCTACGTAGCGGAAAAGATAAACCTATAAAGGTATCTGGATTTAAATCTTTTTCTTGTGCACCTGGCATCACTTACCTTTCTTATTCATGGCTTTCATCAAGTCACTATAATCTCTTGTTAAAGCGTTAGTGACAGATTCTGGAACTTGCTCCGATGATACACCTGCCTTTTTGAATGTGTCCACGGCTACCATATCACGTTTTACATCATCAGTTTTACCGTAACCTAAAAGTTCGGTCATACGTTTAGTATCAAACGCTCCACCACCTAATGTTGGATACTCATCAGTCGATTTATTTGAAAGTGCAACTGTTTCATTTAAAACTTTATTTAAAGCCTCATTATCGGTGTATTTTTTAGTTGGTGTGGATTGTTTAGAGGTTTCAACCTCAGTTAAAATATTTTCTAACTTTGGTGAGGTACTCTCTTTTATAAATATCTTTTTTACTTCTTTTTGTACCTCTCGTTTAACCACTTCTCGAATTATTTTTACGAGGTCTTTTTTAGTCATAATAACTCCTATTTTTTATGATGCTAAAATATCTTTGTTTAAGAATTTTTGTTTTGTTACTGTTTCTACCACTCTTTTTATTTTTGGTATCAAAGTTACAGCTTTACCTGCTATTGCAGCAGTATTTGGAATAGCCAGTATTTGCTGTATATCATTCAAGATAGTTATGATGTCAGATTGAAATTGTAATAAAACATCACCCCTTACTGTTGGTTTCATTGGTAAACTTGGATTACCCATTTTTATCGTTTGTCCTGATTTAGAATTTATATTCACACTATCTCCACTAATAAATATATTGTCAGATTTTATTATGATATTTTTTCCTGGGTAATTTCTACCGTCAAAAGTTAAATCACTACCATCGGATGTCATCGTGATTGATGCATCATCGGTATCAATATTTTCAGTAGTAAATTCCCCTTCTGTTTCATCAATGTTGGTTCTTATTTTAATAGTCGGTATGTTATTATGTCCATCAAAGTGCATGGATTGACCAAATCTACCCTCAAAAAGCACACAACCCTCTTTTATTTCTAATGGTTTTACTTTACGTCTTGCAAAATCACCACCGTATTTAGTGTTTGGTTCATAGCCTCCAGCCGTTCCAGGTATTGAATTTTCATTTATATCACCTTTTCTATTAATAATACCGGTATAAAAATGTTGACCGTTGTGCTCAATTACATTTACATGCTCTCCGACTAAGGGCACGGTGGTTGTATATGGATTCTCGGCTCTAACAGTATTTCTCTTACCCTTGATTGGTTGGTCAGGATTATTTATAAAAGCACCCCTCACAGATGCACGTTGACCAGGTTCATTAGTAATCACTTCTGTAACTTCAAAAGGTTCCATTTGATAAAACTCAAACTGTGATGCTTTAATTTCATTTTTTACAAAAGCACTTACCGCCGCACCATCCGATAATTTACCAATCGGTATTGATGAATTTGGGTTTACGAAATCTGTTTTCTTTTTATAAGCCATTAATTATTTTTGGATTGTATTTTGTTATGAATTTTATCTGATTCAGCCTGTATATCTTTTATTGTATCTTCCATACCTGATAATAATTGTTCTTTCTCAGCTTCAGTCAATCCGTATTCGTCCTCAGCTCCTGCCTTACCTTCAGCTGATATCAATCGTTGCACTATAGCCGCCATCTTAACAAGTTGGTCATCATTCTTGACATTTATTTCTAAATATTCTTTTATCATTGGGACTAGTTGTACTGCCGTGTCCCCATCCTTAATAAACGTCACCAACTCTTTTGTCAATACATCAAGTTGTTTTCTGTTATATTCTGTGTTTTCGTAAATATCTTTGAATAACGATGATAGTGATTTTCCATCAAAGATTTCATAGTCGATAGCCATATCTCACCTAAATGTTTTTATGTAATTATAAATATACCCTAACTAAAAAACTTTAATATATAAATATATATTGAAATCTTTTATTAATTTTATCGATAATTATATTTGAGGGTTACTCGGTTCTTCAAAAATCGAGAACCCTTTTTTTCTTAACTAACGGGAGAAAACCAAATGAAGGAAATCGTAACACAAATCAAAGGATGGATTGATGACTTAGGTCACTTACTGTTGTCCTTTGTAGCTATCGGTGCCGTATCCGAAGTATTATTCGGAACTGGTATCTTTGGCGTGAATGTTATAGGTAACCTGACATCCATCATTAATAAGTTCGGCGAGTCGGGTTTCGCTGGGCTTGTCGCCTTGTTGGTGTTGGTGGGTTTATTTCGTAAGTAGGACACGAAATAGTCTTATATTTCCTACGATATAGGATGCTTAAAAGGGGAACTTTGTTCCCCTTTTTTGTTATATACGATACGTGGAGCTGACAGGAGTCGAACCTGCGACCTCTTCCGTGCAAGGGAAGCGTTCTCCCAACTGAACTACAGCCCCATACTTTGTGTCAGTAACGACACAAGTTATTTATTACTAAATATTTTATCAGCACCATTCATAACATTGATTAAAAACTTATTAGTTTCTTTTTTAGTGCGTCGTCTAGTTGTTTTCTTTTTTATTGTTTTTCTTGGCATCTTTCTTATCCTCTATCGGTGGTATATAATATGGTGGTTCAAGATTGACCGTATCAGGCTCCACCTCAGTTCTAACACCGATACGTTCTTCAAATTTATTAATTGTTGGCTCAAGAGTACCATTATAATCTGATATAAGTATAACCAAAGCTAAAACACAATGAAAATAAAACCAATCCATCAAAATATACTACCAGTGTTAGATGTATCTATTGAACCTAATTTGTTGTATTCTTCCAACATACTAAAATAATATCTTTTCATTTGATTCACGACTCTTGTGATATGTTGCGTATTACTACCGGTCATTTCACGAATCATTATGTATAGTGCCTTCTTATTGAAGTTTTCTATGTTTACTCTACGTCTAAATAATTCTAACACGGCATCGGCAACTAAGATATCTTTTTGTCGACGAAATATATTTGTTAAATTATTATCCCAGTAATCTAGCATCTGATTCACAAACTCTGAGTTAAATTCATCTACAGCTTCCGTTACGGACTCCGAGAATATATTTCTCTTATAATCTAATCTACTAACATCATCATGTATTTTCATTTTTTTATAGTTGTTATTATTATTTAGAATCAAATAATTTTTACCAACGATGGAAAAGTATGAGAAGGCTCTACCTTTATCTGGTTGATATTTTGGTATCTGCATTACCATGAAAGAAACCACCTCATTCTTCACCTCTTCAAAAGGATAATCAAAATAATAAAATTTAAAAGTATGAATTAAATTTTCTGCCATCTTACAAAAAGCAGCGTGTATATGTTCTTCATATATTCTATTTTTTATAACTGGGTTAGACGACTCATTGTATCTTATTATTGCATTTTGAACTGGCATTCCAAAATACATTTTACTTTTTTTACGTCTTTTTTTCTTGACCACTTTAGCTGGCATTTATTTCTTCTCCTTTGAATTGATTAAGTTTATCAACCGTTATTTTAATTTGGTTAAAAATACTACCGACCTCATCATCACTTTCAAACGCACCTGATGAGTCTATTTGTTCTAATTCTGATTGAACGTTTTGTATTGTTTGTGTGAAGTCCTCTACCCATGTTTCTAATAATTCTGTTTTTCTAAATAAATTCCACACGACATAAGTTTCGATTAATAAAAAAACACCTAATATAATTTCAACTATCATTATTTATCTCCAAATAGTTCATCAAATAAATCTTTAGATTTTTGTGATAGTTCATCTGAGGTTTCCTTCATGGTTACTGCCTTTTTTATTTTTTCAACACTCTTCTCGACTTTTTGTTCTTCAACCATTTCAGTTTTTTTCCATTCGTCGGATTCGATAAATGTGGACATACAATCTGCTTGATGTAATATCCTAGCTATGTTCGAACGAAGTGAAAACTCTGGTCTAAATGTGACTAGATATTTTTTATTAGCTTCTTCATACATTCCATCAGTAAGTCTTAATCCAATGTACTCGTTAGCCGACATTGAGATACCGAAGTGTTGTAACAAAAATAAAGCTCTATCCGTCACCGTCATAAATTCTAATTTAGGATTGTGTTTAAAAATAGAACCTGTGTTCTTTCTATGCCAGTCACTATCTTCAGGTATATAATAATCATGATTCAAATCACCGACCTTACCCAAGTCATGATGTAGAGCTGCAAATACTAACTCCTCATCTGTAAAGTCAATAATGGCTCCGTTGTCTTCCCACATCTTTTTTATCTGTAAGGAAAAATCGACGATATGTAAAATATGTTCGACATATCCACCGACCATTGCATTATGGTAATGTTCCTTACCACTTGCGGGAGCAATGACCATTCTATCTTCAAAGTAATCATACATCACATTTAGTTTTTCTAGTCGTTCATCTTCGAATGTATCGTCAATGATACCTCGTAGTTTTTGCCAATTTTCTTGAATTTGTTCTGAGGTTAATTCTTTCATATTACCACCATTTATTTTTTATTTGTGTAAAGTTCGGATTCTTTTTTGATTCACCAAATGTTTGACCTGAATCCTTGATTATTTTTTCTACGGCCTCTTTGTTTTCATCTGGTATAAATAACTTTGTATATTCACTTGTTGGGTCATCAAGAGCACCTTTTTCTAAACACCATAATCTTATCTTTTCCCAAGTGTTACTAAGATATAAATTTGGATGACTATTATACAATAAATTTTTCTTATAACCATTATCTTGTAAAATATGATACAACCACTCAACCCCATTAGTCGGTTCTCTCATAATTCTTTTTTTCTTACCTTTACAAGCGTTTTCTAAATCGGTGAGTAAATTGTTCTTAAATTGTAAATCGTGATTTGGTAATTCCCAATCCATGGTTTTAGGCACATTTTTTAAAGAATCTACGAAAGATTGTTTGTCATCAAAATAAAGTGGATAATCATCACCCACGACATATTTCATGGTTGGATGTTTATAAATTAAACTAGGTTTATTAATCTTGATAGCGTCTTGTGCGGATAAATTCCATGTCATGTAATCATCAACGAAACAGATTGTAGCGTGACAATTATCAAGTAGGTATCTATATTGTCCACCACTTGGTAAATTTTGAACTTTCATCCAACTCGGTGCAGGTTTACCAGCTTTAGGTTTTTTTGCATCACTATCCGTAATCCATACTAACCATTCGTCTCTATCTAAGTCCTCGGTATATTTAATTAGTTTTTTGATACCAGTTGTAGCATTCCATCTATGATTAAATACGAGAATCTTTTTATCAGGTAATGGGAATGGTTCTGGTTCTGTTGGATTACCCACACCTAATGGAAAGAAGTTTATCTTTTCTTTCATGACAGAATCATCCACACCTAATGATGTATGTTGAACCTTACTCCAATTTGATTTAAGATATTCCATGCTAGCTGGACTATGAAAGTAAGACTTAAATGATAAATCTATAGCTTCTAATTGTCTAAAAAAACCAACAGGATATCCACTAACTGGTTTACTTTTATCACAATCCACCCAGTGGAAAAAGTTGAACGCGTCAACCGTCATACCAATTCTATCTGTTAACAAAGCGTTAAATACATTGTAAGTTAACTCAGGTTGATGATTAAAAATAAAATCTATATCGTGTTTTTGAAAATCAAAATACTTAAGAAGTGCTTTACTATCGAAAAAACCTCTGTTGAATAAAACGCTCCCAGCATAAGGAAACGGAATCAACGTCACATTATCACCCATTGCGGGTATGGTATTATTTTTTGGAACCAACACGAAGTGGTGACACATTGGTAACCACTTAATTGTTTTGACCATTACTTTATAATTGGAGTCTGCTTGATGCATAAATTTTGTTGACCTCCAACGAACTGGAGACATTACATGCAATATTCTTCTGCCATAAAGTGGATGTTTTATATTCATATTCATAACCTTAATTTACAAAAATTTTTGACTAATGTCAAGTGCTTTTTTTCTACTGTGCACTACTATATGTTAAATCTGTTTTCACTATTTTAGCTTTTTCGAATTTATAGGGTTTTACATCAATCGACTCAAGTATATCTATACGATTTACCCATCGTGGATGCATTGTATCCCTTACCTGATAGACACCATCTTTACCATCCGTTCCTTTTAAAAGTATGAAATCACCATAATCTAACCATCCACCCCAACGTTTCAAAAGATTTCTACTTACCGCTATGAATTTATAATTTGACGCTTCTTGCGTCTTAATACGCGTTCCATCTGCGAGAATGTTCGGTGTAGAATCAGTTTGATAACGCACAGGTTGATACATAGTTACGGTCACGTGCATACCCTCTGTTTCATATTCATCCAGCTTCTCTGATAGTCTTTTATTTTCATCTACTAGAGATTGTAGCTGAATATTCTTATCATTTAAGAATTTCGTTGATACTATTGCATTAGCGTATGTTAACGCTAAAGCCATAAATAAGAAAGTTGTCTTTTTCATAATTCAATATCCTTTTGTATAAATATTAATTTAGTTATTAAAATCCTATTTTATTTTTTGTGGAGCTGGTGGGAATCGAACCCACGTCCAAATGTTTTCTCGATAAAGTCATTCACAACTTAGTTAGATTCCAAATCGGTAGTCATCTAACAACCCACCATATCCCATTTTACTCAGAATGGTTTAACTAACAAGGTTTAATGCCTCCTTGTGTTGGCGATCGCGTCCATCTTATTTTATGACCGAGTGTGGACTAACTCAGTAACTTACGCGTAAACGTGAGTTGGTTGGGAATCAGAAACGTATTTATCAAAACCCATTTCTGCATTGGCTAAATGCCAATCTATTTCCAACCCTTGTAGCGATTTATCGCCATTTGAATTACGAGTCTTTTGTCGTGAGACCTACTCAATCTCTGTTGCACTTTATTGTCAAATAACACCTGTCGAAACCTTGTCAGCCCCAATCCTCGTCGCTTTGATATTCGTCAAAGTTATCGATTAATTTTCTTATTGCCTCGATTGAAGAATCAATCATATCCCAATCTTCTAATTCTCGAGCTTCTTCTAAATTATGTAATATTTCTTCTAAGTCCATTATTGCCCTTCTTTTATTTTAAGTATCACATACAACATTTTTTATATTTTTTTCCACTACCGCAATGACATGGGTCATTTCGACCGACTTTAGATTCATTAGTTATAGTGGTTATCATTTGTCTATCCATGATGGTTATGCCATTTAAATGGTCTATCTCATGCTGAATACATATTGTCTCAAGTAATCTCATTTCAGCATCATTTTTAATTTGTTGTTGTTTTTCCCAACTACCTTTACCATCACTAGGATTAGGAGCTCCACTAAAATACCAATTACTTTCATCTTGTTCAGTTTTAATTATAACACTATCATATCGTCTCGTATTTACCCCTTTACCCTTGAAAGATAAACAACCCTCATAGTAAGGTATCTCATTACCTTTATCAACATATTGTGGATTTATTAATATACGTGGTTCTATAACATTTACAACAGCGACTTGAGCGTCAATACCAACTTGATTGGCCGCTAAACCAATACCATCTTTACGTTGAGCTAGTATTTCAAATAACTCTGTTGCTATTTTCATACCCTCTTCAACAGAAACTTCTTTTAGTTGACTTTTTATAAGTGGATTATTTTCGTGTAAACAATTAATTACTTTTTTCATGTAATGAAACTTTATATGATTTTAATGCGTTACAAGTGACACACCACTCTGGCGTTATTTTTTTATGTTTTGGATAGCTGATTAAATGGTCTTCCATATATTCCCTAACTGATACCACATCTTGAGCATTATACTCATAAAGTAAATCTCTTGTTTGTGAATTTTCACCACATTCAGCACAAACACCCTTCTTTTTAGCTTTTTTAGTTTTAGATTTAAGAATGTAAGAACCATCTTTTTGTTTTACTAAATTATCTTTAAACCCCATTAAAATAAATCCTTTAAATAATTAATAACTCTTGTCCAGTACAAACCCATTGATGTCAGTAATACACCACTAGTTAACAATAAACTTGGATGTGAGTGCTCACCGCAAAAACCAATGACGTGTTTTATTAAATGAATTAATTCACTCATTAAAATCTCGGTCTATTATTATCGTTCATGTTACTGGCAATATAAAACAACAAAAGTATTACTATAATCTCAAACATTGTTTTCCGTCACCCTTTCTGTTAATCTCTCTAAATCTTTTCTTATCACATTAAGTTTATCACATGAATGAACAACCCTCTGATACGCCCATTTGTTGTCATCCTCAAATTCTTCATTCATATATAACTCATCTAATACAACTCTTAATTCTTGTATGTTATAACTTATATCAGATAAGTATTTTTTCAAACTTACTTGCTCTCGCTCCCACATCTAGTCTCCAAATTTGTGATTTAAAAAGTTTTGTTGTTTTTTAGCGGCTTTTTTAAGAGCGGCTTTCTTTTCTTTATCTCTATCTAGCAAAATTTGTTGTTGAGTCCTACGTTTAGTTTTTTTCTTAACAGGTTTTATTTTAGTTGGTGGTAACGTTCCTTTTAATTTTGGTTGTTCCTTACCTTTATGAAAAACATTACCGTCTTTATCAACAAACTCCGACATGAAATGCCAACCAGCTGGACGACCAGTGGGTTTATAGGTTTTATTTGGTGAGTCTTTTGGAAGACCGACTAACGATAAAACACAATAAGAGCATGTAACCTTTATTGCTTTCTCTCCCACGTTATTTACCAACCTACCACATTTTTGACATGGTATTGATTGATAAGAATTTAAATTAGTATTTTCCATTTGTAATTCCTTTATTGTTTGAGTGCAGGACAGGATTCGAACCTGCGAACAATGGATTTGCAATCCACCCCATTAGACCACTCTGGCACCTGCACGGCCACTGCGTCGTGCCAGATTTCTTTCTTGTATTTCTAAGATATGTTTACAATATTTAATTTTGTGTCTCCTACGGAATTTGAAAGCTGGACAATCACATGCCCACTCTAACCTACTCCTGTCAAATCTAATATCATAATCTTTACCCTTTACTTTGTAGTGTTCCCAACCATAATCATCAAGTAAGACACCATCAAATAAATCCATTACAACATCTATTAGTGGATGTTTATCAGACATTACCTAATACCATAAGTAGTCCGAATACAAAAAATATCCAAAGTAAAGTTAAAAATTCACCCACACGATACCAAAATAGTCTCCAACTCATTATAAGCCTCCAAATATTAATATTTCTGAAATTAGTTTATCTTCCGCTTCTGTCCAACAAGTAGAGTTCCAATTTTCCCACAATGTAGTACCAGACTCATCTTGTATTCTATGAACCCTAACATCACCAGAATAATCTAGGTCATACGAAACAGTATAATATTCTGATACTGAAACAACTGGCTCCTCAGTAATCAACCACTTATTTAGTGCTTCACCAAAAGTGTTATTATACAAATAATCATTTGACATATACATTTTTTGGTACATATTAATTACCACTCCTATTTAAATAATCACGTTCCAATTCATCCATAAGATTTAATCGATGTTCTTTAGCCATCCAACTAACGTTGTGATACTCACCATTAAATGAACTCTGAACAACCTTAATTTCATTAGACTCAGAACTAAGAACGTATTCAACTTTTAGTTCGTTACCATTATTTTTCTTTGTGTAAATG